ACCTGCAATGGTTCTACGATTATAAATATTACTTGTAATGGGTTCAATGCATTCATTGTAACCCAATATTTGTGACGTAGATGCAGTTGGCATAGGTGCCATCAGCAAAGAATTTCTCATTCCATATTTCTGAATTTGTGATTTCAATTCTGACCAATTGTAACGACTGGTTGGTTCTACATTCCACATATCAAATTGTAATATTCCTTTTGAAGCTGGCGAACCTTCAAATGTACTGTAACTTCCCACTGTTGTTTTATGGTCTCGCAATGCATCCCACATATTCTTTTCGAATTCATTGAATAAATCGTAGGCGCTTGTATCCTGTACTGATACATCATAACACTTTGCTTTCACCTGTTCATATCTTTCTTTCGCAATTTCGCAACTCTGCTCTACTGCTGCATGATAAATAGTCTCAAAAATCCATTTGTTGATTTTCTTTGATTCCTCATGTGCAAAGGGTAGCCCCAACTGCATGAAAACATCGGCCAATCCCTGTACACCAATGCCGATTGGTCGATGACGCATATTACTGCGTTGTGTTTTTTCCGTTGGATAGAAATTCACATCAATAATGCGATTCAAATTATATGTCACTACTTTGGCAACCTTATGTAGTTCGTCATAATCATAAAAGAGCTCTCCTTTCTCATCTTTACGGATAAACGCGGGAAGCGCAATACTCGCCAAATTACATACAGCAGATTCTTTGTCGTCAGAATACTCAATAATCTCGGAACACAAATTACTTGATTTGATTGTTCCCAGGTTCTTTTGATTCGACTTTTTGTTTGCAGCGTCCTTATATACCAAATAAGGAGTACCGGTTTCCATTTGAGCGTCTAAAATCTGGAACCAAAGGTTACGCGCCTTCATGGTTTTACGACCTTTTCCCTCCTTTTCGTATTTCGTATACAAATCAACAAAATTTTGACCATATACATCTGCTAGTCCTGGGCATTCATCTGGACACATCAACGTCCAGTCGCCATCACTTTTCATTCGCTCCATGAAAAGGTCGGGCATCCAGAGAGCATAAAACAAATCGCGAGCTTTCAATTCCTCATCACCATGATTCTTACGCATCTGTAAAAATAATTCTATGTCTGCATGCCAGGGTTCCAAATAAATAGCAAAACTACCATTACGCTTTCCTCCACCATTATGTACAATACCATTGTGAATCATATAATTATGTTCTTTCGTCATCTGTAAATCGTAGAGGATGCCACTATATTGACTTTCAGTAATATCTTGGATTCGACTAAACATCATATTTTTATAGGTGAAAAACTTGAAAAACTGATTTTCGTCATATTCAATAGTCAACAAATCGCATATATCTCGTGTCTTTGGTATGCGCAATACATAGCTTAATTTTTTGTTTTCGATGGTGCCATTTACCGTTTCATGTTTTTCACCAATACGATTTCTCACCTGTCCGCTCGTCATAATACCCATACGAAGAAGCAAATAACGCATTCCCTCAATCAGTTCTAGTGAGGTCGAATCAAAAGATATTTCTTTGTGAATACAACCGTCGGTATGAATGAGTCCCTTTACGATTTGCTTTACTTTGTAAAGAGGTAGATTCAACCATTTTGTTGCAATACGTTTTTCTTTTTGTGAATTATACACGTCCTGATAGCGATATGGCAATTCTAAACAACGATTCCAGCGAACACGTGTACTATTTTCTTTTGAAACAACATCATATTTGACACATTTATCATCAAAATAATTCGTTAAGAAGTCCTGAATATGTTTTTTGTTTGTGGTATGAAGAGAAACATAACCACTACTGTCTACTACGTTACTCATGCAACCATCACCCAATAATATACCATACATATAGCAATCATCTTCACTTATAGTAGCAACATCTTTCTTATAGGACGGAATAGCATATCCAATCATAGAATCGCGTGTCAATTCACCAGCCTCAATCCAATCTACCTGAGCATGCCCTTTCTCCAATCTATTTTGAATGACTTTGTAGTTCAATCCTTTTGCCTGGTCCTGAATAGCCCATACCGGATGTTCTGGTGTAATCTGAAGTGGGAAAAGGGAATGCATTGTATGAATTGACAATAGTGGACCGTTATAACTATGTTCCAATACATCACCGATTGTCTCGGCTTCACCCTCCATATTCAGAATTTCTGTTTCTCCTGCAACACAATTCTGTATTTCCATAGGTCCTTTCGTCGTATAAATAATTGTATCTGGACTGATACATTGGTCAACATACTTTGCAGTGTTATTGAAAACTTTCAACATAGGTACAATACCATTTGACGAGCCATTTGTTCCACGAATATGACTACCACTCGCTCTAATATTATGTATATGTAGCCCGATTCCTCCTGCCCATTTAGATATCAATGCACAGTCTTTCAACGTATTGTAAATACCGGCAATACTATCGTTCTCCATGGCAATCAAATAACACGATGACAATTGAGGATGGGGTGTTCCGGCATTGAATAGAGTCGGTGTAGCATGTGTAAACATCTTTTGCGACATCAAATGATAAGTCTCACATGCTCGTTCAATATCATTACCGTGAATACCTAGGCTGACACGCATCCACATATGTTGTGGTCTTTCGACAATCACGTTATTAATCCGCATCAAATAGGCTCGTTCTAATGTTTTGAATCCAAAATATTCAATCAAATAATCTCGTTCATAGTCTATTGTAGAATTAATTACATCTTCGTTCGCAACTACTGTATCATACAAATCTTTTGTGACTAGAGGAGAATGTTTATCGTGTTTATCTTTGTAATTATACAGCTCAGTGATTACTTTCAAAAAAGAAGTTTGTGTATTTTTATGATGATTTGATACGGTGATTCGTCCGGCCAATATATTATAATCAGGATGTATCGATGACATGGATGCACATTGCTCTGCTGATAATTCATCAATCTTCGTAGTGGAAATACCCGAATAAAGCTGGTCAATCACCTTCATTACCAATGTAGTATAATTGATTTTGATATTGGCTTCCTGACCTAAGCGCTTGATTCTCGTCAAAATTTTATCAAAAGAGACAATTTCCTGTTCACCATTACGCTTTGTAACATACATTTCATCTTCTTCTTCGTCGAAACCTGACATGATATACTATAATAGTTCTAAAATATCTATATTGTTTTTGTGTAGATAATAGTTTGACTCTGAACGACGTCAAAATATTATCCTTAATGTTTTTTTGACTTGGATTTACGAGCAGTTTTTCTTTGTTTACTCTTATTTCTTTTAGTAACCTTTCTCTTTTTCTTTCCACCAGTCATGGGCTCATTATTAGTTGATTCTTCTTTATTTTCGGGGTTAGGTTGAGTATTAGAACTAAACATACCAGTTATACTTTTCCACCACGATGGCTGATTATCGGTGCTTGGTGCATCAACTGGATTTTGTTCATTATTAGGATTAGGTTCTTCAGTATTGCCTCCTTTCTGTACTTTCATAACTCGTACTTGTATATCATATATCAATATTTTTTGTACAATGACATTTGCAATCCATTACATTTATATCCACACTTTGTATAAAACGGTTCATTGTATTCATTGCAATTCAATATGCATTTGTAACATTGTTTATTGAATATGCATATATCTGTCAAATATTCTACAAGAATCTTTCCTAAACCAAAATGGTGGTAATCATTGTCAATTACTATATCTTCGATATGTCCTACCAATCCATAATTATGTATTAGTTTCCTCTCTATCAGAATAGTACCCGTTCCTATCACTCTTTTATTTGTAACTTCTTCAATAACGTAAATCTGGTGATTATTATTTAAAGTATTATAGAATTCTGTGGATTTTTCTTCAGTTATACAAGTTTTATTCATATCTGTTAACTGAGCTAGCAATGAATAATAGGTATCATTCAGGTCTGAACGCATTAATCGCCTTATTCCAAAAGAAACTCCGGACAAATCGAAAGATACAAACATAATTATTATCTTTCTATATTACATTCCCATTTTCATCTAAACGTATTAGACAAACCGCCGATTTTTGTGTTATATTTGTAATATAGGAATTAGATACATCGTTCATATTGATACTCATCTTCGGTTTACGTTTCTTTGCGGCGCGATGTTCGTAGCCTTCTACCCGTTCTTTCAAAATAATATTCCAGAGATTTTCTATTTCTTTGATTGCTCCTGCAAACCATTGTTGGTTACGTTGTATTAAAACACAGGAAAATTCGTCCAAATACCAATAAATAGTATTGAATACTACCCAATTTTCCGCAGACTGTTCATTCTTCTGTTGCTCAATCCATGCCTCTATTTCTTCTTTGGTGTTTTCTAGAGCTAGTGGTTTGTACACGTATCTAGGTACAGATGGCTTGTATAATGGAATTTCTTTTGTATCTTCATCTATTTGAAGTTGTTCCACAAAATGTAATATAACTCCTTTGTATTCGCGTTCTGCATCCTGATAAAATAATTCCGATGTTTCATACTCTTTGAAACGTGTTTCTACAAAATCACACATATCTAATTTACACGTTTCCATTTGCATTTGAGTTTGTGTCCAATATTCTTTTTTGGGAACACCCGTAATATCCCTATTCACTATATTTTTGATTTCTAACATTCTCCCATATCTAGCATTTGTTGGGTCTACATTTATACCGTCTGGCGATGCACCTATAAAATCATAGTCTGGGTGTTGAATACAACCAAATTCTTCCACACGTGTTTGGTACATATCTTCATATACCATTACAGTAACCGGTTCATATTTTACACCCCAATGCATAGCCCCTCCTGTGGACGAATTCATATGTTCTAACATCACTGTATCCAATGGCTTACATTTTTCGTATATCAAACTATTTCGTTGTGCATCTGTTCCAAATACTTTCCATAAATTACTCGCACTCAACAAATTATATCGAAATTCGTACCATGCTTTTGTTTTTTGTTGCGGCTGTGGTATATCTCTCAATATATTGATTTGTTTGGTAAGAGATTCTACCATAGTTGTTGTCATTACGTCTAGTGTATCTATCGTCATAGTAAGAGACCTTTTGGGAATATTCATTTGTTCGAATTCTACATCCACTATTTGTTCTACTAAATAATACAACTCTGTTATAAGAGATTCGTCATCTACTTCTTCAAAAACATGCGGAAATGTTTCGTATAATATTTCCATTACTCCATCTGCGATTTCCTTATAAACGTTTGAGTTCGATATACGTATGATATTGTCCTTTATAATATCCACGATTAAATTATCGATTGTCTCATACAAATCTATCCAATCGTCTTCTGTCATTATATCAATGATGTATACATCTTCTTCCAGTTCCGTCGAAAATGTATCTTCGCTAGTATCTGACATTTCATCTATATAATCTGAATCCGATATAGTCATTTGTATGTATCTCATATATACACATAAATTATGTTTATACCCCTTCGGTATTTCTTCTATTTCAATGTCCGGATTATTTTTTTCCACTGTTTCATTTGTCTCAAACTGTTGTACTTGAGAACATCTGCTTTCTGTATCGAATATTCAAATGTTAGCATCCCATCTTGTTCATGTCGAAACATTCTATGCAAAAACAGTTCAAACGAATCCTTATATGCTTCCTCTACCATATGACTATTGTTTGTCATTGCATTATTTTTGTACATATGATATATCATTGCTCGGTCAAAATCATATGCTGCTAATAAATCTGCTTCACGTACAACATTGTATGCCATTTGGTATTTTCCCATATTGGGAAAACCGGTCTTCTTGACTTTTGAATAAGACATTTTTCCGATAATATCATGAACAGCATGAATGTCGGACGTTGACATATCCGTTTTCAGTAACTTATCTATTTCTCGTATACCATCTTCCTCATTCATGTATTTTTTATCGCACATATCATGGATAGCGGCTGCTACATATATGACGTTTTCGTGGGGTATCATTTCTGTATTTCGAAGTTTTTCATTTTGATAAATATCACATGCGTTGTGTAAAGTATTGAAACTATGGGTTATTCCATGCGATTCATCAATTCCAAACTTTTTGGTAGTTGCCATGATGAAATATACTAATTTCGATAAAAATTGCATTATTATTATATATGTGTATATTATTACACGCATATATTTGTATCCTTTCAATCTACCTTTTCTTTCTCTGATTTTGATGTAGATTCTTCTTTTGTCTTTTCCACTATATCCAAATGTTTTTTCGGAGTAAGCGATTTCAATGTAGATACCCTTTTGTTATCCATAATTTTCAGTGTGAAATTTTTGGTTACCTGATTGAAGTGCAATGCGGGTATTGAAATGATAACACGGTCTTCCTTATTGTAGTTCACATCCTTCGCTTTGTTCAACTTATTTTTGTCCAAGCAATTATTGAAAAAAGTAATCAATAATTTGATATCTTTTGACGACATATTATGTTCTTCGCCATATTTTTCCGCATATTCATGTAGTTTTTGCCGTCGCATAGTTTTATCTAACTTAATCCAAACATCGGCCTTATTTCGTTGTTTTTCCTTCTCTAGAAGTTGGTCAATATCGTTTGCATCCATATTATGTTGTTCGTTCAAACTCATTATACTCGTAGTATCTTTATATACTATTTACTATAGGTATGTTTATCTACTTTTTACAAAGTATATATTGAAGTCATACTTTGTACAATATATTCAAATGAAGTTATTTAAATCCCTCTTATCCGGTCCATTAACATGTATGAATTGAGGATTGCGTCCTCTGAAACTGGATTCCTGTCGGTTCCATCGGATTTCTTCGATATCAATACCATATGTATTAAGAAATAGTTCATTTTTATAATCCAATCCTATCAATTGAGGATATTGAAAGAATTTTTGTGTCCAAAAACGTTGGTCATCATGTTTGTCGTCGAATGTATAATCCTGCATACATTTTCGTAATGCCCATACGCGTCCTATAAACATGCCACTATTCAAAAATGGAAATAATTCGTCTAGGCTTTCGTATTTTTCACGCATATTTGGGTCTGGATTGCATTCTGTTTCGGAACCAAATAATATTGGTCTATTCGATTTTTGGAATCTTTCTATAATTGTTTGTTGATTACCTGTATAAACAACGTCATAAGCATCTGTAAACAAAATTATATCATTTTCATGTAAACTTGACTGATTGATGAAATTATGAACTTCACGTAGTTTTACACCAAAATTACCGTATGCGTTCCAACCGATGGGTCTATTTTCTCGAGTACCAAGTACATACAATTGTTCGTTATTATTAGAAACCCGTTTTTTTATATTTTCTAATATTGGGTGTGGTTTTGTAGCAATAGTTATATAATAGTAATTATATTCCGACATATACATATAATAAAAATATGTGTATATGTTATTTTCTTGTAATATCTAATATGGGTGGTCTGTATTTTCTATTTATGATTTTTGCTAGTAATATATTGTGGAAATATTTACGCATATCTATCTGAATAAAGATTATTTTTCTGTAATATAAGTATTTTTATCCACATTGATACGCTTTGCTATATTACGAATGACTTTATTATCTAATTTTATCTGGCCTTCTCCTGCATCTCCAAGTACATTCGTCATCATTTTGATACAAAAATCAAATTTTGGTGTATCGGAATCCAGGCAATCTGGGTTCCTTTCCCTCCAAGCTGGTAGGATAGCATAGTTCTTATGGGCAATACACTGAATCGTGTTATGCAATTTCTTATTATCGTCATCTTTTTGCCACACATCGTTATCTTTGATGTAAATGGTTTCTCGTTTTAAATCTGTACAATGAAGAGGCCGTTTGGTAACATCGAGGTTTTTAATACGTGACATTATCATGTTTGTCATACCAGTAACATATCCGTCTCTACCAATGTTCTCAATA